GCTGTGACACCTTGTGTGGCAGCACCCAGGCTTTGACCCAGACCGCCTTGACCCAGTTGTGCCAGCTGTCCACCAACTGCTGCTCGTTGTTGAGCAATCTGCGCCAGCACACCTGCGGCAGCCTGTTGTTGTTGACTTTGTGTTTGACCAGCCAAGGCCTGTTGTGCAATGGCACTGCGAGCACTGCCTAGATTGCCTGCACCACCAAACTGTGCCTGTTGATTTGCCAAGTTCTGTTGATACTGCATCTGTGCTGGCATCAAGGCTGCATCCAGCTGTTGACGCTCATAGTTGGGATCAAATAGACTTTGTAGACCACTAACGCCTGTGCGTAGGGCGCTTTCGCCTGTTTCACCAAGACTCTGTTGCACTTGACCTGCTGTGCCAGCCAGGTTCTGTGCTGCGTTGGTCACGCCAGGAGCTGACTGATTGTACAGGTTGGTGGCACCAGTCACAGCCTGTTTGTATGTGGGTGCAATAGTGCCTGTGAAGAATTCAGTCTGTGCCTGAATCTGTGCTCTTTGCTCGGGTGTCATTTCTGGTGTTTGAACGGTTGTGCCGCCTGATTTTCCAAAGCTCATTATGCTTCTCCTGGTGTTTTAATATTTAGCGTATTCATGTTTTTGTTCCTTATTCAGGTGATTAAACCCTGGGTGCAACTGGACCTGAGCCAGCCAAGTAAGTGTTGATGTCAGTGGGTGTGTACAACTGTTGTAGTCCCCAAGGTGTGGCACGAGCGCCAGGCACATTGTTGTAGGCCAGTGGATCAAACACAGGTCCAGGCTGGTAGGCCTTGGGCGTGTAATTGAATTTGCTCTGCACAGGACTAGTTGTGTTGTAGAATGTGGGCGGGTTGACCATGTATCCTGGATTGAGACCTGGATTCACTAGACCACCCGCACTGCCCCAATTTACAGGAGGCAACGGACCATATGGCTGGCGTGTGGGCGGAGCAGGTGGTGTCAAAATACCATTTACAATTACCCATCCTGCTGCTATTTTGGCCAGGTCGGCAGCACTCAAGCCAGGTGTAACACCAGCACCTGGTGCAACAACTTCTGGAATTGGTGTGCTTGGTGGTGTAGTTACTGGCTCAAGAGGACTCAGTGGCGGTTCCGCAACAACTTCAGTAACTGGAGGATTTGGTGGCGTGGTTATTGGTTCAAGAGGACTCAGCGGAGGCTGTACAACAGGAGGTGGAGTTACCACTGGAGGTGTCACAGCTGGCGGAATCAATGGTGGAATCAACGGTGGTACTGTTGGACCCGGTATTGCTGGACCAGCCGGCGGAGTTGGACTCAACACAACTTCGGCTACACCACCTGGTCCAGCAGGTATAGTTGTTTCGTACAAACCTGTGCCTGGATTAAACACAGTTGTTCCGCCAGTGCCCGGTAAAGGTGTTGTGGGCACAGTAGGTGCTGGTGTAACAGGTGCAGGTGCTGGTGTAACAGGTGCAGGTGCTGGTGTAACAGGTGCAGGTGCTGGTGTAACAGGTGCAGGCCCAAGAGGAGGCAATGGTTCAGTCACAACTGGTGGTTGAGTTATTGGCCCACCTACTTCAACACCTGGTGGTGTAGGTGCAGGCGCAACTGGTGCCGGTGTAACAGGAGCAGTAGGTATGGCAGCAGCGCCAGCGGCACTGCCTCCTCCAGCAAGACCAGCTAACGCAGCAGCACCACCAGCAAGACCAGCCAATACACCTGGGCTAATTGCTCCTGCAGCAGCAGGTATGGCAGCAGCAGGTATAGCGGCAGCAGCTATTTCTGGAGCACTGAGTGCAACACTGGCCACAGGACTGGTGCCAAAGCCTGGAGTTACTGTTTCCAGCAGGCCTGTAGCAGGATTAATAGCTGAACTGGCTACACCGCCTACAGCGTCAACAGCTGGAGCAACTGCACCAAGTTCACTTAAAGCGCCTACTTCCCAGGCGTTGGCAGCAGGATTCCAGCTGGCCAGTCCTGCATCAATTTGTGCTGTTGTGGCCAGTTGTGAGCCGGGAGTCATTGCTTCGGCAATGGCATAACTAGGAGCTTCAGCAGTTCCGGCAGCACCTGACACTTCCACACGATATGGAGTTTCAGCACCAGGCACTGGTTCCACTGGCTGGATTCGGTTGATCATGTCAGGATCAATGTTGCTTTCCAAGGCAGCTGTTTGTTCTGGAGTTAGAATGTTTAGACCACTTGGGTCAAGGCCCAGGGCTACATTGGTAGCTTCTGCTGTGGCCATTACTGAAGCTGGCACACCAATTGTGGCCAGGTAAGCTGTGTCAACTGCGGTCCATCCTTGTGCTGCATTCAGTGCTGCAATTGGATCTAGACTGGCATTGGCCATGGCTATGGCTTCTGGTGTGATACTACTGCCTATGGCTGCAACATCAATTGCACCTGTGGCAATACCTGTGGCAGCTTCAGCAGCAGCGGTAGCAGCAGCAGATTCAAATCCAGCAGCTTGTAGTGCAGTGCTGATTTCAGCAGCGGTGGCACCTTCAGCAGCCATTCCGGCAGCAGTGGCAGCAGCTTCGCTGGCACCAGCACCAGCAGCAGCGCCAGCACCACTAAATGCACTGGTAATATAGGGCAAGGCCACAGCAGCTATGTAGGCCACAGCAACCAGAGTCAAGAAATCACCAAAGTCAAGACCTTGATCTTGTTGGCTTGCAATTAGATCTGCTCGCTGTTGTTGAGCCTGTTGATTTATGGCTGCATTGTTGCTTTGGATTTGTTGAGTAATTTCGCTGGCAGGAATTACAGGTCCAGAACCAGATATGTCCGCAAAGCTCTGTCCTTGGTCTTGACTTTTGGCCCAGTATGCAGGAGCACCTGTAGCCAAGTTGGCTGGCACAGCCTTGTACAAACCACCATCAGGACTGTTTAGATCAAATTGGTTGGTTCTTAGATATTCAAATTCTTCACTGCCCACAGGCGGCAAGTTTTGCACAAAGTCTATAGTTTCAATGCGGGCTTGTTCAGCTGCCGCAGCTTCAGCAGCAGCGCGAGCTTGAGTTTGAGTGCCTATTTCGCGACCGCGATCCACATAACCTTGATTGAGTTCAACACCAGCCTGTTGTGCCAGTTTCACAATGTCATCCACTTGTTCGGGTGTGTTGGCATTCAACAAAGCACTGTTGTATTCTTGTTGCAGGCGACTTTGTTCTGCGTCTTGTGCTCGTTGTTGAGTTTGACCTAGAACAGTTTGTGCTCGTTCGAGATAACCTTGATTGAGTGTGGCACCTTCAGCTTGTGCTTGTGCAGTGATAGCATCCAGTTCAGCCTGTGTGGTCACACGACCAAGTGCCTCTGTGTATTTTTCACCTAGTTTTAATGCTTCACGCTGTGCGGCTGTTTGTGCCTGTTGAGCAGCTTGAGCTTGTGTTTCTTGTGCCCGGCGTGCAACTTCGGCCTGCGCTTGTGCATCTGCCTGTTCCAGTTGAGGCACAGCAGTTTGCGCTCTTTCTACTAGTCCAGAGTTGAGCTGAACACCTGCTGTTTGAGCTTCAGCAAGAATGCTTTGCAATTCAGCAGTGGTTCGTGCTTGAGCCAATCTAGTTTCAAATCCAGATTGTGCTTGTGCCTGTGCTGTGGCCTGTGCCGTGGCTTGTGCTTGTTGTAGTTGTCGATTGGCTGCGTCAACATAACCTTGATTTAGAGTAGCACCTTCAGCAGCAGCACGAGCCTGAATTTCGTTAACTTGTTCTTGTGTTGTGGCCTTGACCAATTCAGAATTGTATTTCTCACCCAGTTTTACAGCAGCAGTTTGTTGTGCAAGTCGAGCAGTTTCTTGTTTTTGCAGTTCTTGAGCAGCAGCAGCTTCGGCTCTAACAACTTCAGCCTTGGCAGCAATAGCAGCTCGGTCAGCGTCAATTTGTGCTTGTCTTACAGCCGCTGCTTGATCAGCAGCAGCCTTGGCTGCGGCAGTTTTTGCAACGCCAGCTGCTGTGATTTCTGCAGCGGCTTTGACAGCAGCAGCTCGGTCAGCAGCAGCCTTGTCAGCTTTTGCAGCAGCAGCAGTTGCTTTAACAACATTGGCCTGTGCTTGTTGAACATAGCCCAGGTTGGGCGTGGCCTCATCAGCAGCAGCACGAGCCTTGATATCATCCAGTTGTTGTTGTGTGGTTACTTTGCCCAGTTCTTTTTCATACTTGAGATTGAGGCTTTTGACCATGGTGGCCCGCGCCGCGTTTATGGAACTGGTGGGCAAGGATATTTCAAGATCTTCGGCTTCTTGAAGATATTGATCAAACTCAGCTTTGCTTGCAGCTGATTTAAGTTTTGCCAGCAGTTGATTTTGCTGGTCGATTGTGTTGGATGTGGTGGCCATATTAATATTTACCGGTATGTTAAATCCAAGTGGGTTTAGCCGGCCATTCTAGCTGTGCAGGAAACCCTAGTTGTTGAGGCACATCCAGTAGTGCCTGTCGGTATCTTGCAAGTTCTTGTTGTTGCTCTGTGGTGAGACTTGCATACCACACAGGGTTGATCTGATCCACTGCTGATAACAACTGGTCTCTCTGACTTCGACCTTGTAAACTGGCGCCAGACTCATTCAGCTGCCAGGAATGCGTGACCCAATCAAATTCATAAGGCAACAAAGTGGTGCTGGGATTTTCTGGCAATTGAGTTGCAACACCATCTAACACATAATCTCTC